AAGATGGTATTGATGTGCATGGTTGGTGTAAACAAGCAGGATTTAAAGAATGAAAATCATATGTTGACAGGATCAGTAAGTAGATATATAATCTGATTATGCTTAATTGATTATGAAAGAAGAACTATTAGAACTACTAAAGAAGGATGCTTACAAGAAGGGGGAGTTTACTCTCTCTTCTGGTAGGAAAACAAATCATTATGTGAATTGTAAACCAGTAACACTAAGTGGAAGAGGATTACTATGTTCTAGTTGTTTATTATTGGATCTAGTAGAAGAAGATTCTGTTGCAGTTGGTGGTCTTACACTAGGTGCTGATCCTCTTGTGAGTAGTATGTCAGTAATATCTGCAGTAGATGAAGTTAAACTTGATGCCTTAATTGTTAGAAAAGAAACTAAGGGTCATGGTACTGGTGCATGGATAGAAGGCCCAGAACTTCCAGAAGGATCTAAGATTACTGTTGTAGAAGATGTAATTACTACAGGTGGTTCTGCAATCAAAGCTGTAACAAGACTTCGTGATTTTGGATATAAAGTTGATCGTGTAGTTGCTATTGTAGATCGTCAGGAAAATGGTGAAGCGGATGAATTTATGGAGTCTGTTGGGTTAGAACTGCATAGTATATTCAAATTAGATGAGTTAACATAAGTTTACATTATAGGGGTCATAAGACCCCTTTAATTCTGTTCGGACATCCGAATGTAAAGTTTCTTGACAGAATTTAACCTTTCCTATATAATATTGTTACGTTTCTTAATGAATGAATGACAACTTCAAGTAACAGTATGAAGCGTTATACTACTACTGAGTATGGTAAACAGAATATGTTTGCTCATGAGCCTCAAGTAGAAGTTCTTGACGTTAACTACTGGGAGAATGCAGAACAACTTAATGGTCGCCTAGCGATGATTGGTTTCTTTGCAGCAATTCATAACTACATCTTGTTTGGTGCAGTTATGCCTGGCATATTTTAGATCATAAGGTCTTTACACCGCCTCAACTATAGTGGAGGCTACTTTTAACCCTCAATCCAAAAAGGAGAAAAAAACAATGACACCCGAAGCAGAAAAGTTTAATGGTTGGATGGCCATGATTGGAATAGTAGCAGCACTAGGTGCCTACTCATTAACAGGTCAAATCATTCCAGGCATATTCTAATGGAAAATACTAACATAGCAATTTGGAATAGAGCCAACGGTAGGTTTGCAATGGTTGCCTTTTGGGCAGTCGTAGGTGCTTATACTCACTTCAAATACTTTACATAACTAAATATTTACTCGTAGATATTTAAATCTCAAACGATATGGGCGACTTATCAGCCGCAACAAATGACATAACACCACTAATGGCAGTCCTCTGGGTTTTTTATCCCATGGCTGCTTTAGTATTGGTTGAACTTATTTTGAGGGCAATCAATGATGATGACGATGATCAAGATGGTGGTAAAGGTGCAAGGGTTGGCCAAATGCAACCAGCATATGCCCCCTCACCCACATGATTGATTGGTCTCACCCATATTGGAGATTCGCTGAACGTTGGAACGGACGTTTAGCAATGGTCGGAGTACTTAGTTTAATTTTAATCAAATGCCTTTCATAGTTTTCGGCTGCATCTTAGCAGCAACTGCATACAGTAACGTGTTCTCATTCGTATTGCAATGATTCCACTAGCAGTACTTTTAACTTCAATACCTCCAGGCTCTAGAGATCTTTTAGAGTTTGGATTTTTTGTATGTGTTGGAATAACAGCAGGATCATTAGGAATTATATAAGTGGAAGATACCCTTAGAAATACTATATTATTAACAGGACAGGTTGTGTTCGTTTACGCATTATTTTTAATGATGATTGCGAAGATGGATAATAAATAACACAGCTTTGTATAATAAGTATTATGACTTATTCAATAACTCTACGCAATCCTGATGGTGAAGAGAATGTTATAGATTGTGCAGAAGATCAGTATATTTTAGAGGCTGCAGATGAAGCGGGTTTAGATTTACCATACTCATGTCGTGCTGGAGCTTGTTCATCTTGTGCAGGAAAAGTTTTAGAAGGAAGTGTTAATAATGAAGAACAATCATTCTTGGATGAAGATCAGTTAGAAGAAGGTTGGTCACTTTTGTGTGTGGCTATACCAGAATCTGACTGTGTTATCCTGACAGACCAAGAAGAAAATATTCTATAAAGTGCTTGACAAATCCTTAACAAAAGTTTATAATAAATAAATCGGTGAGGGTTTCCTCATCAAATTATCCCCCTAACCGAGATCATGGGGTCATAATATCTCTCATATCCACCAGTGAAGGGATTGGTGGAAATATCTGTATCGCTCTTACCCTTTGAGCCCTACTTAAATTTAATTGTCCTCATGACAACTCTTCAAAAAAGGGAACAGAGTCTCCTATCTGGATGGACTCCGTTCTGCGAGTGGGTTACTAGCACAAACAACAGAATCTATGTTGGTTGGTTCGGAGTCTTAATGATTCCATGCTTATTAGCTGCTACCACTTGCTTTATAATTGCTTTCATCGCTGCTCCACCTGTGGACATCGACGGAATCAGAGAACCAGTTGCTGGTTCATTCTTATATGGTAACAACATCATCTCTGGTGCTGTAGTTCCATCATCCAATGCTATTGGATTACACTTTTATCCCATCTGGGAAGCTGCTACTCTTGATGAGTGGTTGTATAATGGTGGCCCATATCAGTTGGTAATCTTCCACTTCCTTATTGGAATTTCTGCCTACATGGGTAGACAGTGGGAATTGTCCTATCGTTTGGGTATGCGCCCTTGGATCTGTGTTGCTTACTCCGCACCAGTATCGGCGGCCTTCGCTGTCTTCTTGGTCTATCCTTTCGGACAAGGATCATTCTCTGACGGTATGCCTCTCGGTATTTCGGGTACGTTCAACTTTATGTTTGTATTCCAAGCGGAACATAATATCCTCATGCATCCATTCCACATGGCGGGTGTCGCAGGTATGTTTGGTGGTGCTTTGTTCAGTGCTATGCACGGTTCATTGGTTACATCTTCACTTATTCGTGAGACCACAGGTTTGGATTCACAAAACTATGGTTACAAGTTTGGACAAGAGGAAGAGACCTATAACATCGTTGCTGCTCATGGATACTTTGGTAGATTAATCTTCCAGTATGCAAGTTTCAACAACTCTAGAAGTCTTCACTTCTTCCTTGCATCATGGCCAGTTATCTGTGTATGGTTAACCTCTATGGGTATCTGTACAATGGCGTTTAACCTTAATGGATTTAACTTTAACCAGTCAGTCGTAGACGCATCTGGTAAGGTTGTTCCTACTTGGGGTGACGTTCTTAACAGAGCAAACCTTGGTATGGAAGTTATGCATGAAAGAAATGCTCACAACTTCCCTCTAGACCTTGCATCTGCAGAGTCTTCAGAAGTTGCGTTACTATCTGCACCATCAGTTGGTTGATAAAAACAGAACAATCTGTTATAATAAGGGGGTCATCAAGACCCTCTTTTTTTATGCATTTAATTTTACCTATTATTTGTATTGCTTTAATCTCTTTAGCAATCATATATTCTATTATAAATCGTTATGATCCACATAGTTAAAAATGAAAGATCAAAATCCAGTATCTGATGGTGAAACCAAAACAGAAAAGATGAATAGGGCGTATGATTTGTACATCGAATCTATACATAAGCCTGATACCGTTTTACGTGCTTGTGCTCATAATCAGAAATGTTTTAATGAGTTAATGGATGTGCGTCAACAGGTGTTAGAGTATGTTTATACGTTAAGATCTAATGGACTCAGCTCTTAGTTGTACATGGCCAAATAACCTTTACAGAACTTACATGAACGGAAGACTTAAAAAGACCGATATGGAAGCAAGACTCCTCAATATCAAGAAAGGTATTGATGATAAGGTTTGGTATCCTAATTGGGATAGTAAGGAAAGATGGGCAGCTCAACAAGCACTCAATAATGCTCTTGATATCCTTGATGAATTTGATTACTAATTATGACAGAAGAGACTATTAAAAAAATATGTTATACTAAAGAAGAAGTAGATGCAATGGTTGCTGCAGCTTTGGAAGAAGCAAGAGCAATTGACGAAGCATCGATGGCAGAACATAATTTTAAGGCAACTATCATTAGTATGATCCTTGGTTTCATTTGTCTTGCTTTGTTCCTTGACGGAACATTAAGACTATTAGGTATCATTCCACCCTTTATGGATATAGATATAAGTATAGTGGATAAGATTGCAGAAAAAGTTGAGACTGAAGTTATGCCTTTAGTCCAACAAGCAAAAGGATATATACCAAGGATATGATTGACACTTCTCCTAGTTCTATTAGGACGTTTGCCATTATAATCCTTGGTGTGGTATGGTTTTATCTTTTAAATGATCATCTCAGGAGTAAATGAATCCAGTAACTGACATAGTATTCTCCCTAACATGGGTCTTTCTTTTTATATGGGCTATCCGTTCAATATCTAAAGGATGGAATACAAATCTTAATAGTTCCAGTGGAATGTGGACTACTAAAGTTACTAAACCAATGCATCCAGAGATGATTGATGTAAAGCCTGGTGAAGAACTTATGGGTGTAACTTTCGATAAAAAAATTAGTTGTGATATTGATGATTACAATGAGTTACAAACTCGTATAAATGATTTGAAGGAACAACTAGAAGATGATGATGAAAACTTTAGTGGAGTAACAAAATGAGAGACCAACTAATCAAAGCACTTCTTGCACATGCACAGGGAGATATCCAAAAGCATGTTGCAAACGTTGAAGTTTATCTTACTAATCCTGCAGGTATTGGAGAACACTCTAATATTGTAGAGGCGATAGAAGAGGAATTGAATATGATTGCAAAGTATAAAGATCAGATAGATGTAATCAATAAGTACATCAAATAATTCCTGAGAGGGGTCTGTGTGGTCGCCAAATCATTCAATCTCTGTTAAACTATGGAAACCAACTGGAGAGAAGAACTCAAACACTATACAACAAGCAAGTATGAACTTGAGTTGTTGGAGAATGGGCCTAAAAGTCTATCTCAATCATGGTACATGGGTGCTTTATATCAAAGATGGAAAAAGATTAAGGGTATCAAAGATCCTGAACCACCAGACTGTCAATCAAGTATGAGTGAATTTTTTAAGAAACAAGACACCTATGGAGATTCCTAATGGAAGATGAACACTATCATGTTAATGATCTATGGGAAGACATGGATCGACTCAATTCTTTATATGAAGAACTAATGTGGGGTAACGATGATGTCCTAGAGTTTGTTCCTGATTATCAAAATGATAGAATTATCATTCGCAATATGTCCAAAGAGAGTGAGTAATGCCTGTATACAGAGACTATGAGATTAGAATCAATCTAAATGAATTGATCGAAAAAAGAATACCATGTTGTGATCTATTACATCCTGATCATTGTTTTTCAGCAGATCAGATAGCACAGATAGCACATGACATTAATATGGATTTAGATTTACATCCAGTCTATCATCAGATAGATGAACATATCATGAGGTATGTTACTGCAGCTGGAATAGACAACACAGAACACTGGGTTGAAAAAAAATTACCTGATTTGAATGATTAAATTATGAGTTACACATCACCGCCACCAATGTGGGAGAAAAATGATAGAGCATTGTACAAACAACGTGCTCAAGTTAAGTCTAAGTTTTATTATATCTTCTGGGGTCTTGCTACCGTATCAGTATTTGCTGGACAGATGTATGTTGGTTCTGGATATCGTCAGATGTCAAGATCTTTTAATCGTATTGTAGATTCTGTTGTAATAGAGCTTGAAAGATCATATGATAGACAAAAATTCTATTAAAAAAACAGTAAGAGGTTTCCCCCTTACTGTTTAAAAATTTCTTACATTTAGTTTTAGTTTAAGATTGTTTTGCAGATTTGATCCTTGTGACTATCATTGGCATTCTCTATAAGACATGCATAATAATCGTTTACTAATTGACTTTGTTCGTTTGCGTTATCTAGGGTTTGTTTGAGATGTCTTACGTTTTGATTCCAACCTGATAGTTGGTTGTGTGAGATGAGGTTATGCACGGATAATAGTCTCCATTACTAATGTGAACTCATAACAAAGGAGATTTGTTTCATCTTGTCTTCCCCTTTTCTTTACCCTATACTATATATGTTCAAACTACAACACAGTTATTATTCTCTGCAACATAAATTTAAATTTTAAACTATAATATATAATTTCAAAGTGTTTCTTTTATTATGAATTTTACCGTCTATTCAAAACAAGATTGCCCTTACTGTTCTTCAATTATTCAAATACTTATTGGTAAGGATTTAAGCTTCACGGAATATAAATTAGACGATCACTTCACTAAAGATGATTTTTATGGTGAATTTGGTGAGGGTTCTACTTTTCCACAGATAACTATGGATGGAAAAAAATTAGGTGGATGCACTGATACTGTCAAATATTTAAGAGAAGAAAGGATTATTTAAAATGTCTAAATGCATTATAGACGATCTCGATGGCATGATTGAACATGTTATCGATGATGTTTTTTCGTCACAAACATTTACTTTTAGTATGTACAACTATATTAGGGCAAATAAACTAACTGGCCCTAACATAGATGAGTTTATTAATAGTTCCACTGCCCATGAGATTGTTCAAGTGGTCAATGAGTTGGATTTATATCTTGAAGGTGGTGATGATAACACACACAAACAAGTACGTGAAGGTTACGGCCACTTAGGTAAACCTACAGCAAGAAAGATAAGAAATTATCTCGATACTATTCTTAGTGATGCTTGGAAATATAAAAATGAAAAAAGGCCAGGAAGGAGGAAGGGATCTAGAAATAGATCATAAATAAAATTAGCTGAGGTTTTATCGAATGTTAACAGAAGTTACATTGGTTGTTTATTCGGCTCTTTTTTGCATCGGTGGTGCAATTATAGGTGCTATGTTAGGATGGTTCGCTTGTCAAAGATGGGCTGATTATGTTACACTAAAGAATGCACAAATATCATCTCACCCAGAGATGTATGATCAAGAAGGAAACTTGATCAAAACCGATTTAACTGCAGTCCGTGTAGTATTGGACGACACAACTTATTATTTGGAGGATGATGATTAATCATGGCGACGACAACAAAAACTAAAAAATTACCACCCAATCCCTTATTATCTGAAGTTCTTGATGCAGTATCAAAGGCAAGATCTAAGGCAAAGAAAGTAGAATTATTAAAAGAATATGATTCTCCTGCCATTCGTGCTGTATTGATATGGAGCTATGATGAGAGTGTAAGAAGTATGTTACCTGATGGAGAAGTACCTTACAGTCCCAATGAGGCGCCAAAGGGCACAGATCACAATCAATTAACCTCAGAGTATAAGAATCTATATCACTATGTTAAAGGTGGTAACGATCCTCTTCCACCATTAAGAAGAGAGAGTATGTTCATACAACTTCTAGAGAGACTTCATGCAGAGGAAGCAGAACTTATTTGTTTGACTAAGGATAAAAAATTAAAGAACAAATATAAGTTAACTCAAGAGACTATTGCTGAGGCTTATCCAGACATTCATTGGGGTGGTAGATCGTGACCAGACCTTCACTGAGTGAAGAACAGATACTTAAGATGAAAGCCAGTAGTACAATCGTAATTTATACTGGATGTGATGAATCAGTTGCTCATGATAGGAATCTTCCCACTACCGCATATCTTATAAAATGTAAGGATGAGGATAAAGTGTGGCAAGATGTTGTTATGGGAGATGCAGTTACTATATTTGATTCTTATTGGGATGTGTTTAAGAAGAATGTTATTGAGAAAATGGATTGGACTTCGGGTACTATAAATCCAATACAATGGAATAGTAAACCTAAACCTCCAAAGAAAAGGAGGAGAAGAAAGAAACAGGAGGATGAAGAAAATGCATGAAGAAAATCTAATTAATGATCCCAAACAAGATCCTAGTAATTATTCTTTAAATAAAAAAGAATTTGGAAAAGTCTTGAAAAAATATAAGAAGATATCAAAATATATGAAGTCTTCCATGTATCAGATTGCCAAATTGAGTGGAAAACGTACCATAGTTGATGATTTACTGGATGAATTTAAAGAAAATCCAAAATTGTAACAAAAGTTACATAGGTACTTGACTATATAATATAACTGTGTTAGTATTAACACAATCGTTCACCTTGATACATTCAAGGCGCAAGTAAGCCGACTCGGAACGGAATCGTTCATCCTCTTCGGAGGACGCAAAAGCCGACTAAAGGAACGGATTAAAACCCCAACTACTTTAGGAGTAAGCCAATGGCACAAGTCACTTATCGTGGTGTCCAGTACGACACCAACGAGCGCAAGCAGTCCACATCATCTAAGTCTCAATTGACTTATCGTGGTGTTAAGTTCCAAAAAGAACTCGCTACTGCTTAATTTGATTCAAACATCAGAAAGGAAGGGCTATTGACAGCCCTTCCTTTTTTTATTATAATACTGTCCATGAACAGAGCTAAACTAAAAGTTTTAATTACTGCCTTGAAAGAGGTTGTGGATGAACTAGACTCCGAAATCTATTCGGATGTTGGTGAACATGTTCCCCAAGATTCTGTTGAATCTGATTACGATGAGGTTTTCTAAGATGGATCTTAAACTAAGAGAATATGTATTAAAAGTTCTTTTACAGGAGTTTGGAAACACACATTCAAATAAATTAATTTATGAATGTGCTGATGATTGGTGCAGTAAACAAGTTACTGCTAATGGTATCGTTAGTTATTTCAAGGCCTACTATAATAAATAATAGGTAATCATACTCTATTATATGTTTTGAAGGACAAGAAGGCAGCTAAGAAGTTATTGAAGATGGCAAAGAAACATCCAGAATGGTATACAGAAAAGGATGTTTACTATGCTAAAATGATTAAGAAAGAACTAAAACGGAATGAAAGTAACAAGGATTCAATCAACACCTGATGCGGAGAAGACGATGGCATATATTGCCAGAGTATCTAACCCATCTAATCAAGATAATGAAAAATTTGCAGGACTCTTAAAGTACTGTATTAAACATAATCATTGGTCTGTATTTGAACAGTCTTCCCTGACCTTAGAGATAGAAACTACACGTGCTATTGCTGCACAGATATTAAGACATAGATCTTTTACATTCCAAGAGTTCTCTCAAAGGTATGCTTCTACTACAGATTTGGGTAACATTCCTATACCAGAACTTCGTAAACAAGATTTGAAGAATCGTCAGAATTCTACTGATGATCTTGATGATTTTGTAACACAAAAATTACAAATGCAAATGCAAACTCTATTTGATTCTGCAACTGCATTATACAATCAGATGTTAGAGGAAGGAGTTGCAAAGGAGTGTGCTAGAATGGTACTACCACTGGCGACCCCTACAAGGATCTACATGACAGGCTCTTGCCGTTCTTGGATACATTATATTAATCTAAGGTCTGCACATGGTACACAGAAGGAACATATGCAAATTGCAGAGGCATGTAGGGAAGTATTCAATGTTGAATATCCTACAGTAGCTGAAGCTCTTGGATGGATTAAGAACCCTGTTCTTAAAGAGATAGATAGATTGAATAGTGAAATTAAAAAAACTACTGAAGATTAATCATGCCTACGTATCCTGTTAAAAATTTAAAGACTGGAGAGGAAAAAGAACTCTCCATGACCATGAAACAATATTGTGAATGGAAAGATGATAACCCTGACTGGGATAAAGATTGGTCAAAAGGAGTTGCATCTGCCCAAGAAGTTGGAGATATGAGATTCAAAGGAGAGGCAAATTCCAGTGGATGGAATGAAGTATTAGACAGGGCTTCCAAACAGCCTGGTGCCACAGTTCGTAAAAACCGAGACTACAGTTAAGTATGCCTAGGAAAAAGAAAACCATTGAACCCATCGGGGTTGGCTACACTTCCAAGCAAATGAAAAGAAAGAAACCTATCAACAATGATCTTCTAGTTGATATCACTCCTCTTACAAAAAATCAGGAGAAGTTTTTTGATGCTTACAAAGATGGAAAGAACGTCTTTGGTTATGGTTGTGCAGGAACAGGTAAGACATTCATTGCACTCTATCTTGCATTACAAGATGTTCTATCTGACACTACACCATACAAGAAAGTTTATATCTTTAGGTCATTAGTATCTACAAGAGAAATTGGTTTCTTGCCTGGTGATCATGAAGATAAGTCTTTACTATATCAGATACCATATAAGAATATGGTTAAGTATATGTTTGAGATGCCTACAGATGCAGACTTTGAAATGTTGTATGGTAATCTTAAGGCACAAGAGACTATCTCTTTCTGGTCTACATCCTTCCTCAGAGGTACTACATTTGATGATTCCATCTTGTTAATAGATGAGTGTCAGAACTTGAATTTCCATGAGTTGGATAGTATAATAACAAGAGTAGGAGATAACTCTAAAATTATTTTCTGTGGTGACGCATCACAAACAGATCTCACAAAAACTAATGAGAAGAATGGTATCTTAGACTTCATGAAGATCATGCAACAAATGGAAAACCAATTTGAAATGATTGAATTTGGAGTAGATGATATTGTTCGTTCAGGTTTAGTTAGAGATTATATTATTACTAAATTAGCTTTAGGACTCTAATGCAAAGAACTTTTCATAATTATCTTGGTGAAATTGAATTAAAGAAGAAAGAGACCACTGGATGTAGGTTGTACGAACTACCCAGTGGTCAATGGGTTCCATCCATTACGTCCGTAACTTCATTCTATAATAGAGAAAAATTTATAGCGTGGAGAAAAAAAATTGGAGACGAGAAGGCAAATAGAATAACAAAAAGAGCAACAACAAGAGGTACTGATTTCCATGAAATCGCACAAGATTACCTTGAACAAAAGGAGCTTATATGGGAGGAACACTTACCCGCTACAAAGTTCATGTTCCACCACGCAAAACCATTCCTTGATAAGATCAATAACATACATGCTATTGAGCGCACCCTGTATTCTGAGTTTTTTGGTATTGCGGGCCGTGTGGACTGTATTGGAGAGTATGATGGAGAACTTGCAGTCATTGATTTTAAAACTTCAGAATACATTAAACCAGAAGCTTGGTTAGAAAATTATTTTGTTCAAGAAACTGCATACGCATGTATGTACTACGAGATGACTGGTATTCCAGT